AACATGCACCTAATCACCACACTTAAAAATGCTGCCAATCCTTAATCTATTCTTTGCTGCATTGTTATGGGTTCAAGTGCCACAATGGTCTGATGACTGGTCACATTGTGCTGTAGATGTTCCTGATAGTTCTTGTCACTGGTATGTTGCAAATGCTGACAATACTTTCGGTGATGGGTTTGATTGGGAGACCGCACCATGGTATAGTGTAGAAGGTCTGCAAGATGTTGCAAACCTCCATGATCAGGTTCTCTCTGAAGGACATCAGTACACTGTTGAATCACTACAAAAATGAATCTATCGCTGCAAGAAGTCGATCACATTCTCAAAGCCCTGGATACAATGTCTGCCCATGATGTAGCAAGGGCAAGAGAACAGATTACAACAGGAGTTGTAGATCATCTCCGACTCGTACAAAAACTGAGGGATTATCGTTACCGTCTACAATGAAAGAGTTTGATTATGATCTCGATTACAAATCTCTGGACTTCACAGATGCAGAAACTCGCAAACTTTATCGTATTGGAAGGGGAGAACAAGGGGTTCTATTGGTACGCCCTTATACAAACGATATTTGTGCTCACTGGAGATTTGTAGATGAAGAAGCGTCTCTTAAATCTTCTGATCGAATATACACGATGTTCTGTGAGTATAAACGACGGAAAGATTTCATTGGAATGGACATGGCAAGGAAATTCCTTGAGATGGGATTCACTCGTGCCAGACGGTATGCCAATCACTCTTCGGGACGGAAATATGAAAGCAATGGGAGTGTATCTCCCTGCGAGGAAGATTGCCTCACGAATGTCAAAGCAAGATCAGCAAAGATCTTCAAAGAAGTAAGAGATAAAGCTACATACGATCCTGAGTATGTTACAATGAGAAAAGAGTGGAGGTCTCGTGAATGATTCGTTCTTCAATACTTGATCCTAATTATCATATTCTGTTTCCGTATGAAACTTTTCCGTGGAGACTGGAGGTAAACAAGGATAATCATAACATAAAGGGTATCGCACTCACTGTCTGCCATTTTGAGTGTAAGGAACACATGGAAAAATATCTTGATCGCTACAACTTCAAACCTAAAGATGTGAAAATTTCCAATCGTTATGGTGAAAACTATGAGTTCAAACGTCGTAAAAAGAAAACTACATAATAGTAGTTGCGAAACGGTAATGAGTGATGGATTACCTATTCGACCGTATTCACAAATTTTAGTTCTCAATTCGAGTTATGAGCCAATCAACATAACGAATTGGAAGAGAGCGATTGTTTTACTCATAAAGGAAAAAGCACAAGCACTGTCAAGTCGTGTTATTCGTTTGGTTAATTATATTCGTATTCCTTTTTCAAAGATATCAGCACAAACACCGTCACGTTCTATGATATACAAACGTGATGGAAACAAATGTCAATATTGTGGATCAACACGTTCACTTACCATAGATCATGTCATCCCACGCAGCAAAGGTGGATGTGATACATGGGAAAATTTAGTGGTTGCATGTTCATCATGTAATGTAAAGAAGGGTGATAAACTTCTTGAGCAAACAAATATGAAACTTGCAAGAAAACCATTTGCACCATATAATAAAATGCAGTTTACTCTTGATGGATGTAAAATTCCAGAATGGCAAGAGTATGTTTTCGCATAACAAAATAAATATTAATACACTGTAAACATGAATTATGGAGGACAAAAAGGCAGCGAAGAAAATCATCAAAAGAGCAAAAAAACATCCTGATTGGTACACCGCTGAAGATGTTAGATTTGCTAAGATGGTAAGGAAACGCATCAAGGCAGAAGAAAAAGCAAAAAAGGAGGCAGCAAAACATGATCAGTGAAGCAACACAACATGATTGGGAAGACTTCTGGTATTCTCCTGAAAAATTTGGCACATGGCACATCACTAACTTTGAGAAAGTTTGGAAAGAAATGGATGAAATTGAACCATTAACTCCTGTAACTCAATCCCAAAGAGAATCTAAAATTCCTAACTAATTGTGAAATGCTATGTTAGCATGTTCAAACATTCAGGAGATTGCCAATGACTCTGCCAAAAGACCACAAAATTGAGGAGCAACACATTGAATCAATGAAGATTGCAGTTGAACAGGCAGGTATTCAAGCAATTCATCCTGATAAAATGGAGGAGTTTGCTGAATATCTTGTAAAGAAAATGTCAGAGTCAAAATCTTGATTCTTATACATAACTTTGTTAGGGTTTACAAGGAAAGCTCTGGGTATCTCCAGGAACCCTGAGGAGCAGACAATCAAAGAACTGTCACAGGGGGTCATGCGCGACCCCCTTTTTCATGTATTCTAAGAGAGTCAAAGGAACACCACTCTCTCATGGCAACACGTTCACGGATCGGTATTCAATTCAATGATGGTTCTGTTCTTTCTTCTTATCATCACTGGGATGGTTATCCTGAGTGGTTGGGTCGGATTCTTGAAACGCACTACAATACAAAGGAGAAAGTAGCAGACCTGATTGATGGCGGCGATATGTCATCTTGCTGGAGTGATGAAGTTTGGGGCAATAAGTTTCCACAGGGTGAATATGGTCCCGAGTATTATTCTGCTCGCGGCGAGAATTGCCCTCCTCGTTATGATCAATCCACTGAAGAGTTTCTCTCTAATGGTGAAGAATACTCTTACATCTTCCGTGATGGTGCATGGATCTGCTATAATATGAATGAGTTCAATGACAATGAACCTGAAATCACTGAGATCCCATCTGGAGCACTGGCAGTATGATTAACTTTACAGACATAGAACTTCTTCAATTACAGTTTTGTATGAAAGAAACGAAGAAGATGATGTGTCACCCCTCTGAGCACATGCGCCATGCATCTATCACCAAAAAGGTTGAAGATGAAATGGAAAAGAGAAAAGAAGAGACTGGAGCATATACCAAAGAAGGTATTCTTCGTCAACTTCAACAACAAATCGACCTGCTATCTGATTGATTATGACTGAACAAGAGCGCACCATGTATCAAGAACTTGCTTATGAATTTTGGGAGCAAATTGAAAAGGAAGCAGCAGAACTTGAGGTAACGGTAGATTACTACCTTGAAGAGTTCTACTCTTCGTGATATAATCAGAGGGTAATTTATCAATCACAATGGCACAAAAGATCTTCTACATTGTCGAGCATTATGTACCATTTCCTCAATCTGAATATGGTGGTCTGTGGAATGTGATTGCAGAGGATGATGAGGAATGTTTTGACCTTATCACTTCAGAGGATGATGCAGGATTCTATGAAAAGTATTATCCTGATCTTCGTGAAAAAATTAACAACTCACTTACATTTGCACTAGCAGATGATATGGACTCTCAAATTGTAGGAGAATTTGTTACATGAAACATGACATGATTGTTGGTTGGGAACAACATATCAAGAATGGAAATGTGTGGGAGGTGACTGTTGAACTTGCCATGCAAGATGAAATCGGTCCTGGTGTACCATCTTCTGTTCTTGAGTACACTGTGATGGTGCTAGTTGTGGCACCCAATAGAGATCTGGCACAGTATATTGTGACTACAATGTATCCAGAGTATGAGTCTATTTCAATTCCCGATGAACCTTACACTCCCGACTGATTTCCCTCATGAACCACCAAAAGGATACGCATACAAAGTTAAATCCTTTAGGCGTAATGTTGTCGCTATTTGGTTACAGCATCCCGATCATTACACTTATTCTAGTGATCGTGTTAGTACGATCTGGGGGTTCTACAACACAAAGTCGAGAACCTATTCAGCGCCTATTAATGCCACCAAGTGTGGAAATCAGGTAGACATTAGAGATACTCGTCCCTATACTGCAATGCAACTCAATCTAAACCCACTTGAACATGCGTTATATTCCTAAACTCAACGATTATGTGTCATGGCGTAATGTCGAGGGATGGGTTTATTATGTTGATGATGATCATCTCACTATTGAAATTGCAGTCAAACCAAAAGCAGATGACTTAGTGCCAATGCACAGGAAACATCATTGTTTGGTTGTTGTCTATCGTTTTAATTGGGATGAACTTGTTTATATTCAAAGCAGAAGGATTGCCAATGCATCAAACTTAGATGACATGGAATTATATGTTCGACAGTTTGATATTGAAACATACAAATCACAAGAGCACCGCTATCAAGATCCGTGAATAAATTATGGCAAATTTGGAAGTATGCTATTGGAAGTTTCAGCGATGACAAAACAGAACCTTACGATAATTATGTTGCTGGCATACGCACCATTATATTTGTTAGTTACATGGTCACTAACGCTTTTATTGTATCTGGAGTATTGAGACACTGGAATGATGTACCAAGTGAATTACATGAAACCAAAGAAGAAAGGTTATGCAAAACAAACAGCAACCTTTCTAAAAATTGAAGATGCTGTGTTCTGGGAGGAGCATGTAAAGAAAAATTTGAACGCAGTGGACACTACGATTACTGTCCACTAACTTGACATAGACCACCTTTCTCATGTATATTAACAAAGTCAAACAAATCTCTGACATGGATCCCTGCACTATTGCACTTGAAACTGACAAACAATTCATGGACATTCATGATTGTTGGATGAATGATGAAACTATTGAAGAGTTTTTGCGCGAGGAAGAAATGAATGTTATGTGTGATGAAATGAACCAAACTCAATTCACTGTTTGATATGCGATCTGCTGAAATTCTTAATGAGATGCGCGAACTGCGCGAAGAATGGAGGAAACAATCATTTTTGTTTTCTATTGAACAACAGAAAAGGTATGACCACTTGCTTGACATGCGCCGTAGCAGGGTTAAGTATTTTCATGACAACGATTTAGTCTCTAAAGGTGGACTTAGGAAAAAAGAACCTGCACCACAAGAAGAGTCAGACGATTGATTAACTGGCACAGGGACATCTCTACGGTGTCTCTGTGCCTTTATACTATATGAATCAGCAGCACACCATGTTTACCCTCCGCCCCCACCAGCACCGCGCTTGTGACGCCATGCTGCGCCACGAGAAGGGCACTGTCATCATCCCTACGGGTGGTGGTAAAACAATGTGCATGATTCAAGATACATTGACAACATTTGCTGACAATGTTGATTGTACTGTTGTAGTTGTTGCTCCGCGTATTCTGCTGGCAGAACAACTTTGCAGTGAATTTCTTGAGCACATTAGTGCTAGTGTTCTGCATGTTCACAGTGGTGAGACACATCACTTCAGTACAACTAAAGCAAAGCAGATCAAACTTTGGGATAAGTTTGTTCGCGGCAAAAAACTTATCTTCACCACATATAACAGTCTGCAAAAGATTGTAGACAGTGAGATTGCTGTAAACACTGCATACTTTGATGAAGCACACAACAGTGTGAAGCGCAACTTTTTTGCTCCGACTGAAGTTGTATCGCAGTCAGATGCACGGACATTCTTTTTCACTGCCACACCAAAATACAGCAGCACTGTATTCAAACCAGGCATGAATATGCCTGAGATCTATGGTCAAACCATCTGCAATGTGCCTGCTCCTGAGTTGGTTGATGGCGGTTACATTCTCCCTCCCAAAGTTGTAGTCAAGAAGATGGAGATGGCAGAGAAAGGTATCAACTATGATCGCGATGCAAACTATATGCTCAGTTGCATTGATGATGAGAGTGTTGACAAGATCTTGATTGCCGCTCGCACTACT